GTGCAACAAAAATAGGGACAAGATTTGGAAACCCAATATACCCATATAAAAAATCTGGAATATATTATGACTATAAGGCTAAAAACCCTATTAGTATATTTAAAGAGAGCGTCCCATATTTATATTCAACGAGAAAAAGTGGAATAGAGATAAGGGGAACATTTCATCCATATATAAATAGGGGCGTTGCAGTTCCAATAAATAGGAGCGTGTCCAATAACTATAAGATTACGGCATTGCAACTATGGCTTAGATATGATTTTGATAAGTTCACATATGGATCAACACAGGTTTTTGAATTAGAGCATAAAAACGATACAATACAATTTTTTGTGTCTGCTGTAAGTGAAAAGGGGGATAGAGGAAAATTATTTGCAGTTAACAAATCAACTGGACAACAGGTAAATGGGCTTGCATTTTATGTTAATGGAAGTTTAGTAAAGGATCCAGTACTAGAGGCAAAAGAGTGGTCTGTTTTGGGTGTATCTTTTGCAAATAGCATTAACATGGATAACTTTTTAGGCTCTATAAATTTAAATGGTCCTTTTGTTTTTAATAACATAACAAACTATCAGTCTACTGCCTTGCAGGATATTCAAAGCCGAGTTTATAGACCATGGCTAAGGGTAAAAAATAGTGGAGTTTCAGATTTATATTGGACATATTGGTATGCATCTTATAACTGGGAGGGCGTCCTCGTTCTTTCTTCTTCAGAGTTATATGGGGTAAATCCAAGTGTAGTATACGAAACCTATATAGGAAGAAATAAGTTTATAATTGATAGCAATACAACAGAAAGTTTAAATTTTTCTGCAGATTCTATAAAAATATATTCGGATGCCTCATGGCAAACCCAGACTATCGCTCCAGTATAATATGGTATACTGGTGGATATGAATCCTCAAAAAAGAAAGAAAAAAGGTAAAAATTTGCCCAAAATGAAGGGGCAAGTTGGAGAATCACGTATAAAGGTAATTGAAAAAAATTATAATTGGGGATTGTACGTATACAAAAAGGCTAATGGTAAATGGTTTACAGATGGAACTGGGTCTGTTCTTAATATACCATCAATGAGAAATGATTTATCAAAGATTTCTGAATTAAAGCAGGCAGCAATATATTATGGAGATCCAGGTGATGGAGAGTGTGTATTTGTTCCAGGATTAAACAGAGTATCAGAAGAAGAATACTCTGAACAAAAACAAAGAATGGCAGAAGGTTTAATTCCAAACTTGAACGATCTAGGTGCTGTTCATGCTGCACAACAAACTGTTAAAAAGTGGGGAAATGAGGAATAATGAGCGAAGAATATAGAATTAATGCAAGCATTGATGATGCCAAGGAAGAATTAGATCAGTTTAAAAAGAGCGATCCATTTAATCAGACATGGGATGAATTAAAATCATTTTCTGGATTAGACAATAACTTTAAACGCAGGGCTGCACGTATGTCAAAGGTAGAGGCCTCCGACACATACATGACCAACGCTAGAGCAATTAGTGCTGGTGTTGATGGTGCAAGATCAAAAGAAATAAACCCCGGAACATTATATAGAAATGCATATGGTTTATTTGACGTTATTACTCCACCTTGGAATGTTTATGAGTTGGCAAATTATTATGATACTTCTTTTGCAAATCATGCTGCCATTGACGCTAAAGTAGAAAACATTGTCGGTCTTGGATATAAGTTTGAAATATCTCCAAGAACAATGTTAAAACTAGAGGCATCTACAGACAGTGGTGCTACTGCTAGGGCAAGAAATAGAATTGAAAGATCCAAAATAGAACTAACAGATTGGCTAGAAAGTTTAAATGAAGACGATTCATTTACTTCTACAATGGAAAAGGTATATACAGATGTTCAATCTGTAGGAAATGGTTATCTAGAAATAGGAAGAACTGTTCGTGGTGAAATTGGGTATGTTGGCCATATACCAGCAACCACTATGCGTGTACGAAGAATGCGTGATGGGTTTGTTCAGATTATTGCAAACAAGGTAGTTTATTTTAGAAACTTTGGAGCAAAAAATCCAAATCCAATAACATCTGATAACAGACCAAACGAAATTATTCATTTTAAACAATACTCACCTTTAAATACATTTTATGGTGTGCCAGATATTATTTCTGCAATTTCTTCATTACATGGTGATCAATTAGCATCCCAGTATAATATTGATTATTTTTCTAATAAGGCAGTACCAAGATATGTTGTTACATTAAAAGGTGCAAAGTTGTCTGCTGATGCAGAAGAAAAAATGTTTAGATTTTTGCAGACTAACCTAAAAGGACAGTCACACAGAACACTTTATATACCACTTCCTGGAGATACTGAAAATAATAAGGTTGAGTTTAGTATGCAGCCAATAGAGAATGGAGTACAAGAGGGTTCATTCAAAGAATATCGTAAACAAAATCGTGATGATATTTTGATTGCACATCAAGTCCCATTATCTAAACTTGGAGGATCTGACTCTGCAGCAATTGCAGCAGCGCTTGCTCAAGATCGCACCTTTAAGGAGCAAGTCGCTAGGCCAGCACAACGTCAATTAGAAAAAATGATCAACAAAATTATACGTGAAAAAACAGATATATTAGAGTTTAAGTTTAATGAGTTGACGCTGACTGATGAAATAGCACAGTCACAAATTCTTGAGAGATATGTTAAAACTCAGGTTATGCTTCCAAATGAGGCAAGACAGCAGTTGGGATTACCACAAGTTGAATATGGAGATGAGCCATTCCAGATGAAACCAGAGGCAGTAGCCAATGAAACCGCAAACAGGCAGCGGGATTCTGAAAGAGCAAATAATCAATCAGATAGTACTTCAACAGTATCTGGAAGAAATCCAAAGGGTGAGGGTAGAGCGTCTCAATAAATGAGATAGTGTAAAAAAGTGCTCTATAATATATACTAGTATGACTATATCAAAAGCCCATTGGAATACAGAGGGCGAGCAACTTCGCCTTTCAATGCCTTTCAACAAGGTAGATAAAGAGAGACGTACAGTCTCAGGTTTTGCTACGCTTGATAACTTAGATAAACAAGATGATATTGTAACAACAGAGGCAAGTTTAAAAGCATTTAAAAAATTCCGTGGAAATATTCGTGAAATGCATCAGCCATCAGCAGTTGGCAAAATGGTTTCATTTAAAGAAGATAAATATTATGATTCAGATTCTGAAAAAATGTATAGCGGTGTTGTTGTTTCTGCATATATTTCAAAAGGCGCACAGGATGCTTGGGAAAAAGTTCTTGATGGCACATATACTGGTTTTTCAATTGGCGGAAGAATGAATACTTGGGATGATGCTTATGATGAAAAAATGGATAAACAAATTAGAATTATTAAAGATTATGATTTAGTGGAATTATCATTAGTTGATAGTCCAGCAAATCAATTTGCAAATATTGTTTCAGTAGAGAAGGTAGATGGTGTAGATATTGTTAAAGGGATGGATACCGTTATTGAAAACGTATTTTGGGACAAAGAGTCTGGAATTGTAATGGTTTCAGAAAATGAATCAGAGGTGAGCCCTACAACTGGAAACCAGATGCAAAATATAGGTTTCGTTGAAAAAACAGACAACGAGAAAACAAGCATGATCAAATTCTTAGTCGAAAGTGCTAAAGGCACAAGTATTTCTAAGATAGACAAGGAGGCAAATCCTATGGCAAAAACAACAAAGAAAGAAACAGCAGAAGTCGTTGAGAAGTCTGATGTAGTTGTTGAAGATGTTCAGGTCGCTCCGCAGGCAGATGCCGTAGTCGAAACTGCTGAAGTTGCAAAGTCAGAAGATGTTGCAGCAGAAGCAATTTCAACAACCGAGCAGGCACCAGTAGCAGAAGTAACAAAGGCTGAAGAGCCTGTAGTTGCAGAAGTTGCTAAGTCTGAAGAGGTAGTTGCTGAAGTTAAGACTGAAGAGGTATCTAAGTCTGATGAAGTAATTGTGGATGCAGTTACAGAAATCAAAAATACTCTCACATCAGCCTTTAGCGATCTAGTTGCAACCGTTAAGTCTCTACAAGAGCAGGTCAATGCAATTACAAAGTCAGTTGATGCAGTAGCACAAGATGTCGCTGCAGCAAAGGGCGAATTTAGTGAATTTGGAAAGCGTGTAGACGCAGTAGAAGCAGATACAGCATTCCGAAAGTCTGGCGATCTCGGAGAGATTGTCCAGGAACAACCAGAGATGGTTGAGAAATCCCTATGGGGCGGTCGTTTCCTCAAAACAGCCGACTTATTTCGATAAGTTTAAATCACTAGGAGGTGTAATAATGTCGGAAGAAATCAAGAAAAATCAGCCAGGTACATCAGGCAATCTTGGTGGAACTGCTCCAGGACTCTATCAGGGTCAAGGTGCATTTGCATCAGGTTCAGATGCAGGTTCAAACGTACCAGGCAATTACTCCGATGGTGGCGTAATTGGAAATATTCCAACAGCGCTGTCAGGAGTGACAACAGGTCCAAACGCAGTTAACCCTTCAGGTGATGCTGGTAGCGGTATTTTACGTCCTGAACAAGCACGTCGTTTTATTGACTATGTTTGGGATGCAACAGTACTTGCTCAGGATGGCCGTCGTGTAACTATGCGAGCCAACACAATGGAACTTGAAAAAGTTAACGTTGGTGAGCGTGTAATCCGTGCTGCTGCACAAGCAGTTGGCGATTTCACAAATGCTGGAGCAACATTCAGCAAGGTAGAACTTACAACCAAGAAGATTCGTCTAGACTGGGAAGTATCTGCCGAAGCACTAGAAGACAACATTGAAGGTGCTGCACTAGAAGACCATATCGTTCGTCTTATGACAAACGCATTTGGTAATGACATTGAAGATCTAGCCATTAATGGTGATGGATCAACAGGTTCATTCCTTTCAATCATGGAAGGTTTCGTTCACAAGGTACAAAATGATGGAGATGCACACGAGGCAGAGGTAACCGTTACTGACAATGCTTGGACAACAGGCGTTATGCAGGACATTATCCTTGCTATGCCACGTAAGTATCGTGCAATCAAGAACAATCTAAAGTTCTATGCAGGCACAGATGCTTTCCAAGGTATTGTTAAGAATAACGGTACACTTGCAGATGCAGTTGCTGAAGCGTTTGCTGGACAAGTTCCAGGAAGCACACAAGCAAACCGTCAAAACTACTTAGACGGTGTAGGACAAACATTCGGTGGTGCTCGCACTACCCGTGTTCTCGGTGTTGAAGTTCAAGAAGTTCCTTACTATCCAGAAGGATATGTCGATTTGACATTCCCACAGAACCGTGTATGGGGCTTCCAGAGAGACATCACTGTAAACCGTGAGTATCAAGCAAAGAAGGACACTGTAGAATATACAGTATTCGTTCGCTTCGGTATTCAATGGGAAGAGCAGGATGCAATTGCATTCGCTGACGCTGCTTCAGATTCCTAATCTGTAAACAGTTTTTGGGGGGATGAGAGTTAATTCTCTTGTCCCCCCTTCTCACTTATAATGATATAATACAAGCAGGAGGATATTATGTCTGATGTTAAAGAAAAAAATAAGCAAGCCCTTGGACCAGTTGGTAATGGTATATTTGGCACTGTCACTATATCTCCTGAATCGATCTCAGAAGAAAAACAAAAAAAAGAAAAACCAGTAAAAGACCTAGTCGCAATACACTCACCTAAAAATATATATTGGTCTGGCGTAGGTAAGATATTAAAAGGGTATAATATAGTAGAGAGACATAATGCTGAAAAATGGCTAACAAAGCCAGGAATTAGAATTGCTCCACCAGAAGAGGTAGCGAAGGAATACGGTTTATAAATGGATTTATTAAGAGTAGCCCCATACCCAATAGTAACTACTTGGGACGTGCCATTGGCCAACACAGCCTATACAATTTATGTTGAAGATATGGTAGACCATGTATTATCAAATACAGCGGTTACATCAAGTGCAAGTTCAACAATTACATACAGTATTAATCAGGCAGAGGCATTGCTTGATCGAAGTTTCTTATTTCAAGTTTTAGACAGCAGTAATAATATTGTTGTTGAAGATGAATTAGATTTAACAAGACCATACGTAGACCCAAACTCACTTGGTTCAACAGCATCAGAGATTGCTGAATACAAAGAACTAGAGATGGTGGCAAGGTCAATTATTGATACAATTATTGTTGATGGATTTTATAACTCAAAACAAATAGTACAAGGAACAGGACAAGGATCAGACTATTTTAGTATTTGGAAAGACTTTAATAAAATTTTAAAAGTTTATGAAAATAATATTTTAATATATGATTTTGAAACACCAGATGACAATATATATACATTTAATATAACTGCAGATAATGCTGCAGTACAAAGAGTAGCAGATGCCGAATATAATAGAATAGAACAAGGAGCAATCACATTGCCTCCAGCATATGGAGATCTTGGCTCTGTTGGCACTGGAAGAATCGTAGATTTTCCAAGAGGCTATGACTATACATTCGTACTAGATGCAGGCTATAAGTCAGTTCCGTCAGACATTGAATATGCAACAAAGTTATTAATAGAAGATTTAAAATGTGGAAAATTAGATTACTATAAAAGATATGTTACTTCATACAATACTGATCAATATAAGATAGGATTTGACAAAAGAGTTCTTGACGGAACTGGCAATATGATAGTTGATAAAATTTTAGATAAATACATTAAAAACATTACTAGGCCAGGTGTAATTTAATGATATGCGAACCAAACGACTTTATTCACCCAATGTGTGCAGATGTTTATTATTCAATAAGCACACAGGGTGGTTATGGTGAAATAAAAAAAGAATGGTTGCTTGATAGAACAATAGCATGTAATGCTGCACCAGCAAGCAGAAGTGGTTTAGAAGAATTAGATCCAAAGATGATTGCTCAACTTAATAATAAATTAAATGCTAGATCTTTAACAGATTTGAGAATATCATCACTAGATAAACCGTATGGCATAACTGACATATTGATTACAAATATTAAAGATAAGCATGGGAATTTAATATATAAAGAAACCTCTGGAATACGTGCAGGCAAGGGGACAATATATGAAATAGCAACAATTCAACCATTTGTTGGCCCATTTGGAAATGTAGAATCTTATCAGATGGTTTGGAGAAGAACAGATAGTCAGGCTTCGGTAGACTAATGAACGTTGTATTTAATACCAAGGTATTTGAAAAAAAGATGAATAATCTAGTCGATTATTCTTTTGGATTTCTAGATGGAATAGATGACGGGAAAACTTTATTTTTAAATAATTTAGCAAGGGGAACTGTAGAAGCATTAAAATTATATGTAGATGCAATGGCAAGAAGCAATCCAGATTCTTTGCATCACGTATATGAATGGTATAAGGTTGGAAGAATGGATGGGAGATTATTTGATGTTAAGTATTCAGTTAGCAAACTTGGAATAGTCATTGAGTCTAGTTTTAGGCAATCTCAGTCAGTGCAGAGTGGATCTAAAGAGCCATTTTATAATAAGGCTAAAATTATGGAAAATAGAACTCCCGTTATTATTAGGCCAAGAGGTGATAACCCATTAGTATTTGAAGATAATGGAACAACTGTATTTACTAGAAAAACTATTATCAACCAATTTCCTGGTGGAAAAGATGTTCAGGGGGCATATGAAAAAACATTTGATGATTTCATGATGAGATACTTCACCCAATCATTCTTAACTTCCACTGGTCTATACGATTACCTAAGCGATCCAGAAATATACAAAAAGAACTTGGCTGCTGGAGTAAAGGGTGGAAGATCAGTTGGAAAATCTACAGGGTTCAAATGGATTGTAAACGCAAAAGTTGAGGTAGAATAAGAATATGGTTTTAGCATCCGAAAAATTTGATTTTCCTATAAAGTATATTAATGAGTATTTACATGAGATATTGAGTCCCTATGAAGATATTAATATGGCAAAAAATGATTCTATTCCTGGCTTTATTCCATTTTTCCCTGCTGGACAGTCATCAAATATATCGGATATATATAATGATTTAATAGTTTCTTCTTCACAAGACCTTCCAGCAGTATTTTATTATGACAGAATGATAAGACTAAGGACTTCATCTTTTCCAGTTGGTAAAAGAGAACAAGTGTTATATACAATTTATGGAAGCGAAGCAAATTGTTTAAATATAGGAAACGTAATTTTTCAAACATTGGACAGAGAGGATTACTCTGCTCAAGATTTAAATAAGTGGATGGATGACAATAAAACATCTCTTATTGATAAAGGACATCCAATGAAGGTGTTTTTTAGAAGCCTTCGTGTTTTTCAGGCTGATGAATCCAGAGACTTGGTAGAACTAGATGGGTATAGAAGGGGTAGTGTCCATAAATATATTATAGAATACGACTATCACTTGAAAGATAACCTAGAATTTCTTGAGGGATAAGCCCAAAAATCATAATAAAAGGTTGTATAATTAAGGCGAGGAAACAAATCGTCCATATATTAACCAAAAAAAGAGGTGAAATAAATGGCATATACTAGAGGTACATCCAGCGATATTATCGTTGGCGCTGCTGCACTGTTTACAGCAGATAGTACATTGACACCAGGCACTGTGCCTGCGTTCGTCTCAGATGAATCCTACAAGGAGACTCTATCCAACACGACTAACATCGCTGCTGGAATCGACAACGTTGGTTACACAAGCAATGGTATCGAGATCACATTCCAACCTGATTTCGGTGAGGTTCAAGTAGACCAAATTCTTGACGTTGCTAAACTTTATAAGCAAGGTATGCAAGTAACTCTTGCTACTTCGTTCGCAGAAGCAACTCTAGAAAATCTATTGTTCTCAATCGCAGGACAGGCTGATGATCTTTCAGGAAACAAAACACAATCTGCAGGTCGTACACTCAATCTCGCTTCTGGCGATATTGGAGAATGTCCAGTAGAACGTGCTCTTATCGCAGTAGGTCCAGGAACTGGCGACTGTGCAGACTCATCTAGCATTGAGCGTGTTTATGTTGCATACCGTGCACTTTCAATTGAAAATGTTACAGTATCAGCAAAGCGTGACACAGCAACAATGTTCGATGTTACATTCCGTCTTCTTCCAGAAGATGCTTCAGGATCATACGGAAAGATTATTGACCGTACAATCCAAAATTCATAAAAACTGAATAAATAAAAGGACCCACTGGGAAACTGGTGGGTCTTTTGCTATAATGTATAGATGGCAACAACTGTTTATCAAACTAAAAATGTTTATTCTGTTTCTGGATTAGAAATAGAAGTTGGTCCATTAAAAATAAAATACTTAAGACAGTTTATGGATATTTTTGAATCTATAAGACAATCAAAAAACGATGAAGAGTCTATTGAAATATTAGCCAAGTGTGCTCAAATTGCCATGAAACAATTTTATCCAGAATTTGGAAAATCATATACTGATGTAGAAGATAATTTTGACCTACCAACAATATATCAAATATTAGATGCTGCTGCTGGAATAAAAATGAAAAAAAATACAGACGAGTCAGTTAAGAGTCAGGCTGAAGATAGTGATATGACCTGGAAAGATCTTAATCTAGTTAAACTAGAGTCTGAGGCATTCTTGCTCGGGATATGGAAAGACTACGAAGAATTAGAATTATCTTTATCTATGCCAGAGTTGATGGCAATACTTGAATCAAAAAGAGAGTTAGACTACGAAGAAAAAAAATTCTTAGCAGCAATACAGGGAGTGGATTTAGATAAAAATAAAGCAAAAGAAGAGGACCCTTGGACGAGGTTAAAAAATAAGGTATTTAATCAAGGAAGAGATGATAAAGACATTTTAACCTTTAAGGGCGATAAAGCAAGGAGAGCAGGGTTTGGAATAGGCATGGGTTTAGACTACGAAGATATGACAAAATAAGCATGTCTGCTATGATATAATTAATTCAAACCTACTGAAGGAAGGTATAAAATAACAATGGCAACAGAAAAAACAACAGGTACTCAATTAGTCCTAATGGATGGAACAAAGATTAGTGTACGTCCTTTAAAGATTTCATTATTGAGACCATTTATGAAGAAGTTCGAGCAAATCGCAGCAGTAGCAGAAGACAACGATAAGTCTATGACTCTACTTTTGGAATGTGCTCAAATCGCAATGCAGCAATATAGTCCAGAGATAGCAGAAGATATTGATAAGTTGGAAGAGATCCTAGATCTGCCGACAGTTTATCAAATTATTGAAGCAGCGTCTGGTGTTAAGTTAGCAGATGCTAATGCTTTACTTAATACTGTACTTGCAAATACTAACTAAATAGCAAACGGGGTGCAAATGAATGGCTGATGTAAACGCTAAAATTGGCGTACAAATTGATACGTCGGCCGCATTAGCAGAGTTAAAAGCCCTACAAAGACAGTTAGCAAATTTTCATTCTTCTGTAGCAAAGGGAAGCGCAGCATCTGCTGCAGCACAAAAGAATTTACAGTATAACCTATTAAATGCTATAAATTCTACTGGTAAGTTCTATGCCCAAATGGGGCTAGTCCGAACATCTACGGAATCATTTACTCATGCACTTGAGAAAAACAAACTCTCAATGCGTGAGTATTTCCGTTATGCTGGCGGAGCATCAAGAACATTTGGTAAATTATTTAAACAAGAATTTGACACAATAGGTAAGGTTGCTGAAGAACGTGTCAAGAAAATGTCTACCCAGTACATCAAGATGGGGCGTGATGCATCTGGTGCCATGAAGGCAATGTCGATTACTCCGACAACGCTAAACATGAAAGATTATGGTACACAGGTAGCATTAGCAGCACAAAAACAAGCATTATTTAATCAACTTTTAAAACAAGGCTCTACCAATCTTTTAAATTTTGGTAAGAATACTCAGTGGGCTGGTCGTCAGTTGATGGTTGGTTTTACAATACCATTAGCATATTTTGGTACTGCTGCTTCAAAGACTTTTATGGATCTTGAAAAGCAAGCAATTAAATTTAAACGTGTCTATGGTGATATTTTTACAACAACAGAAGAAACAGATAAGGCTCTTAAAGATATTCAGCAACTTGCACAGGAGTTTACAAAGTACGGCGTTGCAGTTACAGACACTATGGAAATGGCAGCACAGGCTGCTGCGATGGGTAAGACTGGCGCAGATTTAATGGCGCAGGTGGCAGAAGCAACTCGTCTTGCAGTACTTGGCGGGGTAGAACAAGCACAAGCATTAGAAACAACAATATCAGTTACAAATGCTTTTGGTATAGCAGCGGATGATCTAAGAAAGAAAATTGATTTTCTTAACGCTGTTGAAAACCAGACTGTAGTATCTATTGAGGATTTAACTGTAGCAATTCCAAAAGCGGGTCCAGTTGTCCAACAACTAGGAGGATCTGTTGAAGATTTAGCCTTTTTCTTAACCGCAATGAAAGAGGGCGGTATTAATGCATCAGAAGGTGCTAACGCATTAAAGTCTGGACTTGCATCTCTTATTAATCCAACAGATAAAGCATCAAAAATGCTTGCAGGTATGGGTGTCAATATAAAGGCTATTGTTGAAGGAAATGCTGGTAATTTAAAAGAAACAGTAATTGATTTTGCTCAAGCACTAGATACATTAGATCCATTAAACAGAGCAAGAGCAATTGAACAATTATTTGGAAAATTCCAGTTTGCAAGATTATCTACTCTGTTCCAAAATATTACTAAAGATGGCACACAGGCAAGCAGGGTTTTAGATCTTGCCTCTGCATCAGTAGAAGAGTTGGCTATCCTATCAGAACGAGAATTAAAGAAGGTTGAGGATGCAGTAGGAGTTAACTTTAAAGAGGCTGTTGAAAAACTAAAAGTTGCTATTGCCCCAATAGGTAAAATATTTTTACAAACAATAACTCCGTTGGTTGAGGTTATAGGTAGATTACTTGATAAGTTTGATAATCTTAGTGATGGTACAAAAAAGTTTGTTATTGTAGCGGGTACATTAATTGGAGGAATTGGACCAGTTTTATTGATGACATTTGGTTTAATATCAAATGCTATTGCTAATATTATTAAGTTATTTGTCACAATGCGTACTGGATTTTTAAGAGCAGGTACTACATCTAAAGTTCTTGCAGATCAAACACAATATTTAAATTCAGAGCAATTAGAAGCAGCAACAGTTGCAGCATCACTTAATCAGGCTCATAATAGATTAACTCAATCTTTCCAGGCAGAGACAGTTGCCATACAGATGTTGCGTCAAGCATATATTGATGCGACTGGTGCAGCAGCAAGATTCTCTGCTGTAAATCCAGGAATGATGAATCCAGGATTTAGAGGTTTTGGTCCAAAGAAATTTGCTTCAGGAACCACTGGAGTTGTTGGTGGTACGCCAGGCAAAGACTCAGTGCCTTCATTATTGATGCCAGGTGAAGCAGTTATTCCAGAGGCTATAGCACAAGATGAAAGATTTAAACCACTGGTAGAGGCTCTTGTAACTGGAAAGATAGCACAATATGGAGACGGAACAGTATTTGCACATGCAGTAGATAAAAAGGTGCTTAGTGGGGCGGGAGTTCCAGAAAGCATTAAAGCATTAGGATTCAACAGTGCAAATGCATTTACTGCAATAGGTTTTGATTTAAGTCCAGAAACTAACTCTAGATTAATAAACATAAATGTTCCAGTTCAAGATTATTTAAATGAAATAAATAAGCCTGGATCAACAAAAACAATGACTGCAAGATTAATCGATCTTGGGGTAGATCCAAAAGATGCAGTTAGGGTTACGTCTCAAATAAGATCAAACCTTGCTAACTCTTTGTTAGGAATTCCTTCAGGAACAATGATTGGTGATTCAGATATTTATTCTAGAATGGGAAATCTCAAGACAGGAGTATTGGGAGGTTTGGTAAGAAAATCAAGAGGTGGACTATTTGGTCAAGCAATTAGATCATTGTACTCCCCAACTGCATATAGCCCTAGAGGTCTTTCAACAATTAAGATGAACTCTAATGTTCCTGTTTCACAAGTTATTGAAGCAGTAAAGAAAACAAGGACTTCACAGAGTGCAATAAGTGCTTTACGTAGAGTTCAAGAATTGGATCCAAACTATAGAATGCCAGTTAAGTTGGATTCTGCAGGAAATATTGTTGCATTTGAAAGACCAGAAATTAGTAAGAGAACTGGTGAAATAAGTAATACTAGAGTAATTGGTGCTCTTCAGGGAAATAGATTTACAACTGCAAGATTAAGTCGTGGTGGTGGAAGAAAAATAACGCCAAGTCGTGGAGCCATGGAAATGGCAACACAGTTATTGGTTGGTAGAGGAGAAATTGTTCAAACTAAAGATGGCAGAATGCAAATGGTTACAAGTACAACTGGAAAACCAAAGGCTTCTCGTTCTAATGTTTTTGGTGGCGGTATATCAGATAAAAGATCATTACCACTAACAACAGTTCGTAGAGTTATTCCTAGATTCCGAGGAATGGCACTGGGGGCCGAAGATGGATATCCACCAGTTGCTGGAGGAAAATCTTTTAGTCAGACAGCCAGTGGACTTTTAGTACCACAAAGTGCTCTTGTTAATGCTTTAGAAAAAAATAGTGAAGCAGTTGATAATGGAACAAAAACACAGACTCAGTCAAGTAAAACACAAAAAGAAATAATTAAAGAACAGAGACAGGCAAGAGCAGATAGGATAGGAAGAGTTGCAGGACCTCTATCTATGGTTGCAGGTACCGCTGCTATGGCTGGATATGCTACAGGAAATGCTGGTATGGGAAATATTGCTATGGGAATTTCTGGTCTTGCAATGGTTGCACCAATGCTTGCAAATCCATTAGGTGCTACCGCAGCAGCACTTACTGCAATGACCGCAGCAGTTGTTCTAACTAGAAAGGCATTTGATAAAGCACAAGATAGTGCAATGGAAATGGCAGAAGCAATGGGGTCTGGCGATAAGGCTATTCAAGACCTTGCTATGTTTGCAGGAAGAGTTAGTGCTGGAGAAATAATGGATAGGAGAAGAAGTAACATTCTTAATCCATTTGCAGTACAAACTGGAAAAACTACTTTTGGTGAAAATTTTGTTAAATCAGAAACTGGAAAAGCGATGGTGTCCAGCGTTACACAATCTATCAAGACTGGTGGAAGCCAGGCAGCACAAGGTCAAATATTAAATCAATTGGCAACTGGAATTGCCTCTGGTGCAATAGATCCAGCCCAGGCAAGAAGTATTGCTGCAAATATTGCATCTGAAATTGGAGACTATTCATTTGGAATTAATGTTAATGCAAAATTAATTGAACTTTTTGGAGTTAATGGAGAAAATCTCATGAAGGATCCACTTAGACTGAGAGTGGTTCTTATGGAAGAATCTCGTAAAGATTTACAAAAACAGTCACAGTCGCTTTCCAACGTAGCCCCAGGAGCAATGACACAAACTCAACTTAAGGTTGGTGCAATAGGCTATGGTGCAGCAGGAGCAGTTGCTGGTGGAATACTTGGAGCAACAGCAGCAGGGGCAACAGCAGGCTCAGTAGTTCCAGTAGTTGGAACAGCGATAGGTGCTGCAATAGGAGCCACAATTGCTGCTGGTGCTTTATGGTTTAGTCAAAAGGGACAACAAGAAAAGTTAGGTAGAGCATCTGGGGCAAATGTTGCTATGCAGAAAATGGCTTTAGAACAAAGTCAACAGATGCAAGATTCATTAAAATTAGAATATGAAAAAAGAATTGCAAATGCAAAGGCTGCTGGAGATATTGCTAAGGCAGTTCAGTTGCAAGGAGAATATGAAAAAGCAAATGCAGAATTATTAGCACAAAATGGAAAATTAGTAACAGATATACAAAACAGTTATAAAGGTGCTTCTGGCGCAGTACGTGGTGCCCTTGAGACTGGATTAGATAAACAAATTACTGCAAAATATAAGGGAACTGCAATGGCAGATATTGCCCCTCTTGCAACAGACCTATTGGGTGGTTCTGCACTATCTAAAGAACAACAATTTACAATTAAAATGCAACTGGCATCTGGACAAATGGATCCAATGCAAATAGTTAATTTAATGGAAACTTTTGGAAAAGATTCAAAAACATTAACAAAGGTTATGAATATAGTTACAAAGTTTGGAGGAGCCTTTGCTGGGCAAGCAATGTCTGTTGCAGATCTATTTAAAGATAAAAAAGGCAATCCATTAAAAGAACAACAAACTAAGTTTATTGCTGATATTAGTACTAAAACATCTGAAGAGGCAGAGAAATATCTTAAGTTATTTGCTGAAATAAGTAGGGTTGGAAATGTTATGGATGTTGAAGTTGCATTAACATATTACAGTAACAATCCATTAGCAGCAGCACAACTACAATCCACAATAGATAAAATTAATGAACAAAAAGGAAAAATAACATTAGATGTTGCAACTAAAATTCTAGGCGCTAAAGAAATGGAAGCGCTAAGAAAAGATCAAGAATACTTTAGTAGTTTGCCAGCAGAACAACAAAAGGTATATTTACAAACATTAACAACAATAGCAAATATTCAAGGCACTAATGCTGAAGCAATTAAAAATTGGCTAACTCAAAATCCAGGAAAAACTGAAGCAGATTATTATATTGAGTCTGCACAAAAATTAACAAAGGTTAGTGTTGATAATACAATCCCTACTGGAGCAACAGACTCTCAAGACACAGGTAAAAGAGATACTACTTTTGATGATATTTTAATAAATTTAAAGAGAACTAGAGACGCAACAATAGACGCCACTGGTGGAGCAAAAGAATTAATTAGAGTTTTAGGTGGTACTAAAGATATAACTATTTTTAAAGGTCTTGATCAGCAACTAGCAAGACTAGGAGCAAATACAGATTTTATTGAATTTGCTGGTGGCGTAGAAAAAGCAATTCAAAATAAAATAATTAGAGTAAGCAAAGATGGTGTTGCCTCATTAACTGAATTGGGCAAGGCTGCAATGAAGGCTTATAATGAAAAACAACTAGGTTTGTATCAAGCAGGACAAATCAATGCAGCCAAAGGAGCAATTGCACAAAGAGAAGCATTTGTTAAACTCAAGGCTGCTGGTGCATCAAGTGCAGAGGCATTAGAGTTGGTTGCTGACGCACAATTAGCAATATCAATTAACTCTCAAAGATCTGCTAAAGATGTTGACTTATTGGTTAAGTCATTGCGAAATGCTAAGAAAGAATCTGATAAGACATTTAGGGCAAATGATCCAGTAAGTGCTCTTGAGGAAGATATACAAAATATCAATACTATGTTTGATCTATATGAAAGACAGGCAAGGGCAAAATATGAGCCACAAATAGATAGGGTAAATAAATTAATTGATGCTGCACAGGAACGTGTAGATGATTTACAAAGAAAAGCAGAACTAGAATATGACAGACCTATTCAAAAATTACAAGAGCAGACTAGTGCTTTGAATCATGACCTAACATTAATCTCACAAGCAACAGATAAAATAAATGAAAAATATGATAAACAGAGAGAGGCTCTTGAAAAGGTTTATGCAATAAATGAAAGAATTGCACAGCAACAAAAATCTAAGATTGCTCTTGCAGATGCTTTAACACAAGGAGACATTTCTGCTGCTGCTCAGGCCATGGCAGATATGAGGTCTGAGGCTCAGGGTTACGCACAAGAAGATAGCCTAACTGCATTAGAGACAGCAAGACAAAACGAAATAAATGCATTGACCAGTTCAACTGGAATGACAAAAGTACAGATTGAACAAAAACTGTTTGATATATCAGAAGAAATATATGCATTGGAAACAAAACGTCAAACTGTTGATGCAGAAATATTAAAACTTCAAGATGAAATTTATAATTTACAGAATAATCAACTAAAGGTTGCAGAAAAAGCATTGGCTGCAGAACTTGAGGCAATTGATGCACAAAGACAAAAGTGGAATAATGTTCAACTTGCTATTGATTTTGCTAGGGCTAATGCTGCTGGATATAATCAATTATTATTAGATGCCGAGGCAACATTAACAAGAATGCTTGCTTTGTGGGCAAGTATGGGGTCTGGAATTACTATGGGGGCTATAGAAGGCGCTCTAGGCGGGGCTCCAGTAGAAGTCACATCTTTTGGCGGTGAAACAAAAACTGGCTCTAGTGGTACAACTAAGAAAACAAATAATCCATCTGGTACTGGTAAAAAGGGCGCAGCAGCATCTGGAGGTTTTAAGACAGCAACAGCATATCGCTCATACAGGTCTGGTGAACGTGGAGATACTGGCATAACAACCTCTTCAGCAATGGCTTCTGGATATACCAATGCAAAAACATACCAATCATTCCGTGCAGGAGAAAGAATGTATGGAGGTTTGATAAAGAAATATAATGTTGGTGGAATTATTGCAGGTGCTGGTATGACAGATAAGGTACCCGCACTTCTGACCCCTGGAGAGTATGTTGTTAATCGTGCTGCAACACAAAAGTTTGGTCCCCTATTAGAACAAATAAATGAATCTAAATACCCAGGAAGTTTATCTTTAGGCGGTACCCCAAGCATTTCTGCAGTAAATAATAATATGGTTAATAATAACTCTACCTCAGTGTATAATTATAGTTTGGATGTAAATGTTAGCGGAACAAATGCAAATCCAGATGATATTGCAAGAACCGTTATAGCACAAATTAGAAGCATGGATGCTCAAAGATTAAGGGGGAATAGATACTGATGGCTGGCATAGAATATTTAGTTGGTCGTCGTAAATATGCGCTACCGCAAGCAATGCTGTGGTCTGAAAATTCTGGAACACTAATAAGTGGATATTATTATCCAGATGGTTACGAAGTGGGTGCTGATTTTACTGGCGTACCAATTGATGAAAGAAATACATTTTTAATATTATCAGATCACAACAGAACAGAACTATCTTTTGGTCAAGAAAGAATACAGAAAAGAGAAAGAATGATTAATGGTAATATGAGAGCATATAATATTGCAGATAAATTAAATCTTTCAACATCTTGGCAAATGCTGCCATCACGATCATATAAGGATAATCCATCTTTTAATTCCGCAGGATCAACATTACTACGTGGTGGCCCAGATGAATTTACCGTAGACGGTGGTGCTGGTGGTTTGGAACTATTAGAGTGGTATGACAATCATCAAGGACCATTTTGGGTATTTTTAGCGTATGATAGATATGAAGATAAAACTAAATATAATCAGATAGTTCAAATGTACTTTAAAGATTTTAGTTATTCTGTTGTTAAAAGAGGACTGAATAATCATGACCTATGGAATATTAACGTAACCCTAGAAGAGGTATAACATTGTTTAGCAATTCTGATCTTGTAGAATATTTAAAAACATCAAATGACGTTTTTATTAATTCCGTTATTGTTTGTGAGTGGAATATGAATATTCCAGGAAATATTAAAAAAGTTGGTAATTATAGATATAGGCCTAATAATAATACAAGTATTTATAAAAACATTCCAAATACGTTTGATCCAGCAGACGCTGGAGATTATTATACAGATGCAGAAATTTCCTATGAGCAGGTACAAAATACATATAATGTCAATAACACATTACAACTATTTCAATCAGTAGATCAAAAAAAATCCATGTATTATTCCATGGAAGACTGTTTAAAGCCTTTTAGACCTAGGTCTGGAATAAATAAAGTTTTATTTTTTGATAAAAAATATATACCAACAAACGTTATGTTTGGGAACAATTCTCCAAGGTATTATATGTCTTCAAGAAATGATGTATTTAAATATTGGACATCGTATAGAAAAGAAGACGGAATTGAAAGAGGAATAGCCAATAAAACAATAAATAGTATTCATTATATAGAAGACGCATGTCCATTTGTAGTATATAAAGAAAGTGTTCCATGTAACAGAATTGTTATTAAAATGCAAACTAATGTAGGCAAAGATGACCCAGGAACATTTCAAAATATAGTTGGAGTTAATCAAAGCCCATTTTATGGTAGTATAAATAAAACTATACCAGATAGATTTAAAATTCAAGTTCTTAAAAACAATAATTGGATTGATATATTAAGTATTGATAAAAATAGTAAAAGGTCTGATGGATCAGAGATAATTGAGGCAGATGGATATCTTGAGTTATCATATTTAAATAACGAATGGTTTTTAAGTTCTGAGAGTGTTGATTATAATACACCATTTGTTACTAAATTTGTAGATCCATTTAAAACTATAAAAAATGATAATACATTTTTTTACAATGAGTTTGACTATATAGATGGCATTAGGTTTGTAACCTTATCAATGAATAAGTTTGACTCAACCTTTGATCTAATAGAGATGTCGCCAAGGCTTACTGCAGATATATCAAATAATGTTTTGGATTTTAAAATAACAAAAACAATGTCGGATATGTCAACTGGTGCAATACCAGTCGGACAACTGCTGGCCTCAAATGGATCTATATCAATTTTTGATGAAGAACTGGCATTTAATGAAAATAATAATGATAGTATTATAAAAAAATATTTAAATAAAAATATTAAATTTGTTTTTTATGAAAATATATATAATAATGATTCAACAGTAGATTATTTTATTCCAATAAAAACTTTATATTCGGATAATTTTCCACAGACATCGGACGACGGGTCCTCCGTATCAATAGATTTACGTGATTTTTATTTTTACTTTGAATCACAAATAGCACCAAGAATGTTATTAACTGACGTATCTTTAAGTTTTGCAATATCTACTTTATTGGATTCTGTTGGTTTTTCTAATTATACCTTTAAAAGAATTGGTTTAGAAAATGACCCTATTATTCCATATTTTTTTGTTGCTCCAGATCAAAGTATTGCACAGGTATTAAATGATTTAGCAATATCAACACAGACTGCAATGTTTTTTGATGAATATAATAATTTTACAATTATGAGTAAAAACTACATAATGCCACAAGCAAATGAAAGACAGACGTCATTTACCCTTGTCGGAACCAATAATCAACAAGAGGTTAGCATAATAAAAAATAAACAGATGGTTGCAGAACTGCCAAATATAATATCAATATCTTCTCAAGATAAAAAAATATATAATGATGGCAGAATTAACTATACATCTAGATATATACAAAAATCATACGGATCAATAAAACAAAGCACACTACTGGATAAAGAAAAGACTTGGGTGTATAAGCCATCATTATTGTGGGAGGTTTCTGGAGAAACAGCATTAAAAACTATAAATTCCAAAGTAGAAAAGCAGTCAAATTTTGTTTTGGGTGCTATGCCAATTAATTCAGATTTGTCAGAAATACCGCCATATGTCTCTAATGGAGTTATTATAAATAATACCGTAGATCTTGGAGAGAATATTTATTGGCTAACAAAATATAAAGGATATTTTTATTCTAATGGAGAAATAATACGATACGACGCCGTTCAATTTAATATAACCGCAATTGGAAATGTTTGGATATCTAGCAATCAAGAGTATCAAGATTATATGGCTTCCCTACCATTTAACGGTAAAATGTATCCCACTGGACTTATAAGAATATTATGCAATCCATATTACGAAACAGTTAGTGGTCAGACAAGAATAAAATCTGGTGCTGTTATGGAGCATGGACGTGGTCAATTTGGAACAAAAATTACTACCCATAATGCTGGCATGTCTTCACACTGGACATCCGACACATATTTACGTGGATGCAATATGAAGTCAAGTTATTTATTTAATACAAGTTCCGAAATTGAGTATCCATTATCACTAACAACTGGTGAGGCTGGTATTAATAACACGTTGGCAAAAAAATCATCAAGAACTGGAATTATTAAAAATTTCATGGCAAGTAATTATTTGACCGAAACAGAACTCAATAGTTTACAGTCAACACAAAGTGGAACTATACAGTCTTCTGCATTAGTAATGTCTGGTCCATCTTTTAGTTCTACAGACACGCCAGTAGACTTTATTTCATATGTTTATAAGCCATTAGATAACTCTTATAAACATTTTGGAACAAGGATAAGAATAGTGGGTAGTGTTGACACCAATGAAGATAGATTGCAGACACCTATTGGAAGTACGACATACTATCAATTACCAACAACTCAGCCAAATCAAAATTCTAATATTGGTGGAGGATCTGGTGGTTTAGGTATAATGATTAATCCAGAAACTAATAATGGATATTATTTTGAAATTGTTGCATTGACAGAAAAAAATGTTGAGTCATATTTAAAAATTAATTCTGATGGATCTTCAGAAAAAAATATATCGAATGTTGTTTTTTATAAAATTAAAAAAGATAGTTCTGGCAATGCAATACCAATTAAACTATGGTCTGGTCTAAGCAACATTTTAGTAGATGATGGAAGATTTACTGGTCAATATCGGGTCTTTGGAGAAGAAAATCCTACAGTTTATGATCTTGCTGTTGAATATTCAAATGTAGGCACAACACGAAAATTTTATTTGTATATCAATAATAAACTAGTTGGGGTTGTAGATGATACAGATCCTCTTCCAGTTTATAATAATGCCTGCCTATTTGTTCGTGGGGCGTCAAAATGTATGTTTGAAAATATATATGCTTTGGGAGAAAATTATTCACAAAATACAGTATTTAACGTTGCAGAATCAATTTCTTCAGTATTTGGAGCAAATGAGATTAATGCTAACTCTGCATTGAGAAAGTATGCAATGAGTGGAATTGTTCAGTCTACATATCTAAGTGGTGTTTCAAGTTCGCAGCCACCAAAATATAACATGTATTATGATGAATTTGGATCTATTTTTAGAGAGGTTGCATACTTTAATATAAAATATGATAAGGCATATCCAGCACTATATGCAAAAATATCTCCAACCCCAACTACAATAAAGGGTTATGTTGTTTCTGGATTCCAGGCTGATTCGTACGGTGCAGAATTTTTAGTATTTAATGCAACAGATTCTGCTCTTAGTTTAGATGAAGGTACTGGCAATTATTTAAGAATTCAAGGTATAACATTTACCCAGGATACAACCTACACAATATCGGTAGATGATTATTTTAATAAAAAATCAAACTTTACAGAAATAGACAACATAGACACTAACACGATAAGGTCAGAACTTGTTAGTATTCAGGACTATAACTATATAAGACAAAGCAGAATAAATCATGGACTAAGTAGTTTTTCATTGGAGACTCCATATATTCAAACATCTTCTGATGCTGAAAACTTGTTGGGATGGGTAATAGAAAAATCAATGAAGCCTAAAAAACTTATTGGTGCTAATATATTTTCATTACCAATTTTACAATTAGGTGATATTGTTAATATTGACTATCAAAAAGATGGGGTAGATATAGTTTCAGATAAAGACAAGCAATTTGTAATATATAATATAGAATATGAAAGAAATGTAAATGGTCCAAGTATGAGACTTTACATGGCGGAGGTATAAAATGCCAGGCGAAAATTCTGGTAATATGTATAGAGCACCTACACCAGTCGATGCTGAGACTGCAAGAGAGACTAGAAGGGCTGTGGTTGCCAATCCAGTTCAACCAGTTGTCGCAGTTAAAGAAACATCTTCCTCAGATTGGTCTTCATATCGTTCTGGAGAAAGAGACTCTAAGCCTGCACCGCCACCACCTGATGTGCCTCCATCAAAAAGCAATACACAAAATACAGACTGGGTACAGTATAGATCTGGAGAACGTGGGGACCCAATACAATATGTTGCAAATAATCCACCAATTGTTGAAGTTTTAAATTTTGGAGGTTTTATACCACCCGCAAGCATTTCTGCAGTGCCTCCGCTTCCAGTTGTTCCACCTGTGTCAGTACCAACAACATATAAAGTAAAAACAGCAACACCAGAAATTATTTTATTTGATGATGACTCAGTACCAGTTGAGGTTCTATCAGATTTAATATTTGAAAATATAGGCGGACAAGAACTTTTATCTTTATCAAGACATGACATAATTAGTGGAGATTATGTTCCAAATCAATTAATTAAAAATCTTACATCATTAAAACAAGAATCTTCTTCAAAACGATTACTAAGTTTACAAAATACTTCAGATAGATATTTTTCTAATTTTGGTATTAAATTAGAAAATAAAATACCTTTTGAGGGAAATGGTCCAAATGGCAGTAATGTTTATCTTGATGACTCACAAAATATTATAATAGAGTTGATAAATTTAGACATAGACGAGCAGGTAGAGGTACAACTCAGCGTAGGTGGTACAATATATACTATAGTCCTTGGAGCATCAGAGTCGTGATAACTAATACTGGCAAATATATTATTGCTAAATACCTATTGGGTCAGACCCCAGCGTATGCCTCTTATATGGCTTTAGGTTGCGGTACAAAACCATTAGATACAGATGATACCCCACCAGATTATTCCAACAAAGAAAACTTAGAATTTGAAATGTTTCGCATTCCAATAAGTTCTCGTGGATATATAGTAGAAGATGGAAAATCAAAATTAGTTTTAACGGCAGAATTACCCACAGAGGAAAGATATGAAATATCTGAGGTTGGAATATATTCTGCTGGCTCAAACCCATATGCTGGATCATATGATAGTCGAACAATTCTTACATTTACACAAAGTGAAAACTGGCAACACGTTTCCCCATCTGCAACCACCGATATTGAAAGAATTACTCAACCATTAGACGCAACTTTATCTGATAATGTTATTGAGACTACTACAAAAATATTTGAAAGTAATGCCGACAATAAAATATTTTATAATGCAAATAGGGCTGCAAGATATGAAAGATGTCGCTATTATAATAATATAATTGCAATACGTGGAGACTCCGCATCAATGTCAACATCTGGTGGTCATTTAGTAATTGGTGCAGATCCACAATACATTAGAGCAACTGGTATTTCTTTAGACTTTTCTAAAAATGCACCATCTGACGAATTAAGACTTGCATTTTCAGTCATTAATAAAGATGGCGATTCGGTAGTAGTGCCAGATACAGTAAAGATTATGATTGAGTTTACTAATAGTATCGATGCTACAAAATTTTCTAGATTTGAGGCCACTGTATCTAATGGAACTGGAACTGGACAACATGATTTTACAACCAATAGATATTGTATTGTGACTAAAGAATTACAAGAATTATATACAACCTCCAATTTTTCGTGGACATCCGCAGATACTATAAATATATATAGTTCGGTGGTAGATGGTGGTACAGAGTCAGATGACTTTTATGTAGTTTTGGATGCACTAAGGTTTGAAAATCTTAATACTCCAAATCCACTTTATGGTCTTATTGGATATTCTGTGGTTCAAAATGATACAGCAATAACAATTATTAAATCTCCAAATACAAGTAACTATGTTGAATTTAAATTTTCTATAGGTGTTGGATAATGGCAGATGCAGGAATTAAAAGAACTATAATAAAATCATCAGAACTTCCACCAACACTTGGTAATAATGATATTTTAAAATACACATTTAGATATAGAATTTTATCAGAAGACAAAAATAGATTCTCACATTGGTCACCAATATCAGAAATGGAAATAAAAAATACTTTTGAAGAAACTGGATTTGATGCATTGGATCCAGAAGGCACAAGTATATCTCATCATGTAAGTATTGACAACAATGCACATGTTGCCTCCATTTCTTGGACAATGCCAGCATTATTAATTGTTAATCCTACAGATGCTGAAAAAATATTACAGGCACAACAGGCTGCTATAAAAGAATTTGATATATATGTTCAATGGATCACAGATGGTGTTTCAAGTAGTTGGGTTTGGGTCGGCACATCAAATGGAACTAACTACTCCCTGTCTTTCCCGCATGGAGAAGTAAACTCTCCAGACCATATTAAGTTTAGAGTACAAAAAGTAACCATAATAAAACAACCATTTGATGCTGCAACATATTTAATAACTGCTGAGACCAACCTGTAGTGATATAATAATAAGAGGAGAAATATGTCAAAAATACCATTGCCAGAAAGAGGCCAGCCACTAGATGTAACTTATATTTATCAGTTGGCAGAGGCAATAAATGATGTTGCTACCGAAGTGTCTTCAAGCACGTCAAACTATGCCACAGTAGACACCATTGGTTCTGATAAGGCAAATGTTAAAACTTCCGATTTGCGTGTTGTTGCTGGTCGTGTTGAAATTTTTAACAACACAACTGTAACACCAACAACAGAAAAAGACTTTTCATATAATTTTACAACAAACTTTAAATATGCTCCAATCGTTACTGCTACTCCAGTAAATGTTGGTAACACCCCTGCTGGAAAAAATGTTTCAGTTATATTAAAAAATATTACAACTTCTCGTGTAGAAGGAAGCGTTAAATTCGGAGCATCTGGAGACTTATCAGTTTGGGTAAACCTTATTATAGTTGGTATTCCGAATTAATGATTAAATGTTCAAAGTGTAAAACCAGAATGTTTGTTGACAGGCAATATTCTAAAATAGATCACCTAGAGGTTTTTTGTTTAAATTGTGGAAACAGAAAATTTTATAATCCACCATCAGCATCAAGAGAGGGATCATGGCTACTGCAAAAGGAAACATTGAGGGCCAAGAGTACAATAAGTCCTCTGTAATAAAAGGCAGCAATGCTGTTTGGTTTTTAAACAATGATTTAGTTAGAGTTCATCACTATAATAGATCTGATGGAACAGTAGCGCTTTACAATATTATCAAAAATAAAATAGAGTTATGTTTTATTTTAGATTTTAAAAAAAATAGAGAACGAGCATATACAATAGCAGAAACTGCACGTCTTGTCAATAGGCATAGAAAATATATGCCAAGTTTAATAAAACGAGGAGTAATTCCACCACCTATTGGAAATTCTGAGGGCGGTAAAAGAGGGTATCAAATTAGAGCATATTATTCTGAGTCGCAAGTAAAAGACATTCGTGATATACTGGCAAGTATACATATTGGTCAACCCAGAAAGGATGGTTTGGTGACAAATAATATGACACCAACAAAACAAGAGTTGACAAGAAAAATGGGTGATGGTATACTAACATATACGAAAACTGAAGATGGAAGATTTATTCCAGTATGGAATGAGTCAATACGATAATCCCTTGGGAGGGGTAATGAATAACGAAGAAACAAAAGTAACTGTTACATTAGGATATACATTAAATCTGGGTAATTTCCAGTCACTAAGATTAGATCTTGGTGTTACAGATGGTCGCCGTGAAGGTGAAAATATCAACGATGCTTTTGAACGTGTTTATAAATTTGTTGAAGACAAATTGACAGAAAAAATTAACGAAGCAAAAGTAGAAATCTCAGAATAGTGGCAGAACGCAAAGACCGAATGGCTTTGCTAAGTAGATATAGTAAGTTACATACTATAAGGTACGAACAAAAGCCATCTCTAAATTTAAATGTAGAGCAGTGGTCTTCTGATGCCCTTATAGAATCTTATGGAATAGGAAAATGTTATGATTTACTCGATTATTATTTTAGTATCGCTAGTTCTCCTTCTTGGAATTACTTTGCGTACAATGCGGAGAAAATACTTCAAGCAAGATTAGATAAAGAACGAGATGATTTAGAAAGAGCAGAGCGTAGAAAAATGGCAAAGGAGTGGTTAAGTGAATAATACAGAATCCAAACTAATATCTGCTTTGCTTAAAGATAAACAAATGCATGTTTTGTTACAGGCTAATGTTGAAAATTTATTAAGAACTCATACAGACCTGTGGATATTTATTAGAAAATATTATGAAGCAAATAATGCGGTTCCTCCAGAATCTTTAGTTGTTGAAAAATTCAGAGATTTTCAGCCATTAGCAGACACTGGTGCAACTAAATATCATTTAGAAGAATTGCAAGCAGAATATTTAAATGATAGTTTAAAGGATATTCTTAGGTCTGCTGCCACAGATGTGCAGAGTGGTAATGGAGATATTGCATTAACAGAACTAATTAATAAAACATCAGAATTAAAAAAGAATGTTGCAGCAATAAAAGATATAGATGCAACCGACCTAGACTCTGCTATTGCCTATTTTACCCAAGTTCAAAAGATGAAAGAGTTGGGTGCAGTAGGTATTAAGACGGGCTTGCCAGGATTTGACAATTACCTCCCATCTGGGATTATGCCAGGACAACTTGGTGTTTTCCTTGCATATCCAGGAATTGGTAAATCTTGGCTTGCTCTTTATTTTGCAGTGCAAGCATGGAGACAAGGAAAGTCTCCTCTTATTATAAGTCTTGAAATGTCTGAGGTTGAAGTTAGAAATCGTGTATTTACTATTATGGGACAAGGGGTATGGTCTCATAGAAAAATAAGCAATGGCGAAATTGAAATGGACATGCTTAAATCTTGGCACGGAAATCATTTGGTCGGCAAGCCAGAGTTTCATATTATTTCAAACGATAGTGGCGGTGAGGTTACTCCATCTGTTGTTCGTGGAAAAATTGATCAATACCGTCCAGACTTTGTAATTGTAGATTATTTACAATTGATGTCTCCAAATCAAAAGTCAGATAATGAAACTGTTCGTATGAAAAATTTATCTCGTGAGTTAAAACTCATGGCAATTAGTGAAGAAGTTCCAATTATTGCCATTTCTTCTGCTACGCCAGATGATGTTACTAATTTAAATACTGTTCCAACACTTGGTCAAACGGCATGGTCAAGACAAATTGCATACGATGCAGACTGGGTTCTCGCACTTGGTCGTGCAGCAAATAGTGATATTATTGAATGTGCATTTAGAAAAAACAGAAATGGTTTTATGGGGGAGTTTTTAGTTCAAGCAGATTTTGATAAAGGATACTATAGATATAAAGATTTTGAGGATTTAAATGACAAATAAAAATAATTCATATAGCGATGACCAGGTAAGACGTGTATTAAGTGGTTGTGGTATTGATATAGAGTCTGAGATGGACAATGACTTTATGATATTTTGTCCATATCATAATAATTTTAGAACTCCAGCAGGTGAGGTATCTAAGAGCACTGGAATGTTTTTTTGTTTTTCATGTCAAGAAACAAAAGATCTAGTTGAATTAGTTATGCATATTAGCAATAGAACATATTTTGAGGCCATTAGATTTATTACCAGTAAAGGTAAGGATACAGATATTGAACAGTTTGTAAGTCGTGCACTTGTTCAGATTCCAGAGTACATAGCATTTGATGAATTAATTATTAAAAGATTAAATAATCAAGCATTAACCTCTCCAAGAGCAATATCATATTATGAGGGACGAAGGATTACAAAAGAGTCAGTAGTTAAATTTGGATTGGGGTATTCAGAAAAACAAGACATGGTAACCATACCAGTACATTCACCAGATGGTATGGCAGTTGGATTTGTTGGTCGATCAATTGAAGGTAAAGATTTTAAAAATACTCCAAAACTTCCAAAGGCAAAAGTATTATTTAATCTGCATAGAATAAAAACATCAGATAGGGTTTATGTGGTAGAATCGTCTTTTGATGCTATTAGGCTTGATCAAGTAGGGCTTTCAGCCGTTGCAACTCTTGGCGCTAATGTATCAAATACTCAAATAGATTTGCTTCAAAAATATTTCAATAATATTATTGTTATTGCAGATAATGATGAAGCAGGCGGTAACATGAAAGATAGAATAGTTGAAAAACTAAAATCTCGTGTTTCTGTAATACAACTTAATAAAGAATATAAAGACATAGGTGATATGGATGATGTTGCAATAAAAAATCTGGAATACAGGTTTGACAAAACTATATCATCTATGCTACAATAAATAAAAACACAAAGGAGAAAAATATGAGCGTTATTAAGGGACTCAAAAACATAAATGCCCTGCTCGACAAACCAAAATCAGATACACCAAAAGTTCGTTGGCTAAAATTAGCAGACGGACAATCAGTAAAAATCCGTTTCATTGAAGAGTTAGACGAAGACTCTGCAAGTTATAATGCAGATCGTGGTCTAGCCCTTGTTGTAAAAGAACACACCAATCCTAAAGACTACAAGCGCAAGGCTGTAGACACAATGGATTCAGAGGGCCGAGACTGGGCCGAAGAAATGCATCGCAAAGATCCAAAGGCTGGTTGGAGAGCACGTCTTAGATTTTATTGCAATGTAATTGTAGATGATGGAATTGAGCCACCATATGTTGCAATTTGGTCTATGGGTGTAAGCAAGCAATCATCATTTAATACGATTCGTGAGTATGCACTAGAAACAGGTAGCATCTCAAACTTAACATGGAAGTTAAAGCGTAATGGGCAGGGTACTGAGACTAGTTATACACTAATTCCATCTGCACCAGATAAAGAACCATTCAATTGGGAAGGTATTTCACCATATCCATTAGAGATGGCACTACGTCGCATTCCATATGCAGAGCAAGAAGCATTCTATCTTGGCTTCGATTCACCATCAGTAACAGCATCAACGAATACTGATTGGTAGTATGAATTACGTAGGACTACACGTACATACTCACTATTCATTAATGGATGGTGTTGGAACTCCAGAAGAGTATATTGATCGGGCAGTTGCAATAGGCATGCCAGCCTTAGCAATTACCGATCATGGTACATTATCTGGACACCGTGAGTTTTACAGAATTGCAAAACAAAAAGGTATAAAGCCCATTCTTGGCATAGAAGGATATATGTGTGAGGATCGTTTTGACAGAAGAGAAAAAACAGAACGAAAGGGTCCTCTTGATAATGTATACAATCATATTATTCTTCTTGCCAAGAATAAGCAAGGTTTGGAAAATTTAAATAAAATAAATGAAATAGCCTGGACTGAAGGATATTTCAGAAAACCAAGGTTTGACTTTGAAACCTTAAAAAAATATAAAGAAGGAATTATTGTTACATCCGCATGTTTAAGTGGAATTGTTACTAAGGCAGTTGAATTAGAAGAATTTGCTGAAGCAAAAAAATATATTAAATGGTTTAAAGAAACATTTGGTGATGACTATTACATTGAAATAATGCCACATAATCCACAACAGGTTAATATGCATTTAATGGATTTAGCAGATGAGTTTAAAGTTAAAATTATTGTTACTCCAGATTGTCACCATGTTGATAAATCACAAAAAGAAATTCAAGAGTTTATGCTTATTTTAAATACTCATGCAAAACTTCAAAGGGACGTATCTTATGAGAAATCAAAAAAATATAACCACATGATGCATAGGCTTGATTACTTGTATGGAAAAGATAGACAAATGAGTTTTAATAAATTTAATATTCATCTTCTTGATGCGTATGAAATGTTAGATGAGATGCAAAAACAATCTTTTATGAGAACTGACATGTTTGATAGCACAATTGAAGTAATGGAAAAAATAGAAGATTATGAAATTGAAGAGGGATTAAATTTATTGCCAGTTCAATATAAAAACCCTGATAAGCAACTTGCAGAGTTGGCCTTTGCTGGATTAGAAGAAAAAAGACTCAATAGTAATTGGCTTGGCAACGATATATATGAACAAAGGCTTGATGAAGAATTACACATTATTCGTGAAAAGAAGTTTGCTCCATATTTTCTTGTAGTAAGTAATATGATTAGTTGGGCTAAAAAAGAAGGTATTATGGTGGGTCCAGGTCGTGGATCATCTGCTGGATCTTTGCTATGCTATCTTTTAGGAATTACAGAAATAGATCCAATAGAACATGGACTTTTGTTCTTTCGTTTTATCAATCCAGAAAGAAACGATTTTCCAGATATTGATACAGATATTCAAGACTCAAGGCGTGACGAAGTAAAAGATTATTTGGTAAAACAATATAGACATGTTGCATCA